AGCAAATAGCAGACGCAATCAATAAAGCCAACAAGGCTTCCGGAACTAACCTACTACTTCAATGATTCCTAACTTCCAGATTGATAACAACCTAAAGGTCGAGTTTCTAACTCCAGACCTAGATGGTAACTCATTCATTCTTGGAATCAGCTTGCTTGGTTCGGACGATGTTCTTGGTGGCTTCGGAGAGTTTATTCTTGGAATATCGCTACTAGGTGGAGACGATGTTCTTGCTCCTAGCACCGGTCTAAAGTGGCAAGAGGTTCAATGCGAAACTTCTAGAGCAGACATCTCTGTCGGTGGACAGATCAACAACGCAATCTCGTTCCAGCCACAACCAGGAGAAGCCCAACTAACTCTTCAAAGCTATGACCTAGACCCAACGGTCAATAAGAACATTCGAGCTTCAACAAAGATTCGAGTCAGACTTCAAAGTGACGAAGTAGATCGCATTCTATTCCAGGGAACAATCGACACTATAAACGTGACTTACTTCCCGGACGGATTGAACCTAATCGACATCGTGGCAATTGACGCCTACAAGCAACTTGTAAACTCTAGGTTCGCAACATTTGACACGACTCCGCTAGGAGCTTCTGCAACTACTGATGAAGTCCTAGAGCTAATTGCAATTCAAAGCGGACTAGGTCTGTCTTCAGAGTCAGTAGAACTCGGTGGACTAATTCCAACCGTAAATGAAGTAGATGTAGTAGTTGCCGGCCTAATCAATGACGCTCTCGAAGTCGGACTTGGAATAGTTTGGATAGATCAGCAGACTTCTGAACTTGCTTACATCCCTAGACCAGCTACCGCAACGGGAACCGCAACGACCTTTACAATCGGAAACGACCATTCGTCAGACCCTTATCATCTATGCTTATCCGAAATCAATGTTTATTCAGACGCAGACGCGGTCTATAACTCTTTGAAGGTAACTCTTCAATCGGATGACACCCAAGTCGTAGTGCTAAAGGATCAGGACTCAATCGACCTCTACGGGGAATCAGCCATCGATGAAGTCATCAATACCACGGACGCAACCGAACTAGCCAATTGGGCAGTTAGAGTATTTAGTAATCGACCAGCAAACTTAGTCAATGAAGTATCAACCCCGGCTAAGGACAGACTTGGGACTTTGACAAACGCAGCGGTGTTTACACCGGGAATGACGGTAGGTGTCAGCTATACTAAAGACCAGCTAGACATCGTTGGATTCTACACTATAATCAAGGTCTCTCACCGCATAGACGTAGACAACTGGTTTACGACTCTTGAACTATGGAAGGAAGCCTAGTGGCTTACAAAGTATTTACTAACGGAAGCGTATTGAACGCGTCCGAGATTAACGACAACCTAATGAACCAATCGGTCATGGTGTTTAGCAACTCGACCACTCGCGCTGCAGCTCTTACAGCTCCGGTCGAAGGAATGCTTACCTGGTTGCAGGACACTAACCAATACGAGTATTACACGGGATCAGCCTGGGAACCTTTAGGTGAATCTGGACTAACACTTTTGGCAGACCAAGCTCTCACAGCTACCACTAGCATAAGTATTGACAACGTGTTTAGCGCCACTTACGACACTTACCAAATTGTTCTAAACGCTACAATCTCTGGAGTTCTTGATTCGGAAATAAACTTTAGAGTTGGAGCCGTAAACGCTACAACAAACTATAACGACCAATACCTTCAAGGATTGACAACTGGAGCCACGGCAGCGGCAACCACATCTGCGAATGCTGCAAAGTTTGGAAGATTTACAGCGGATGGTGGATTCGCAATAGCGACCATCAACGGAGTCGCATTAGCGCAAACAACTTATGGACTATCTCAAACCGTTTCTGGAAACAGAACGCTAAGAGTTTACGGGTTCAACCACACTACGGCAACCGCCTACGATGGCTTTAGAGTTCAGTTTGCAAACAACACAACCGGAAGAATTAGAGTCTACGGAATGAGGAACGACTAATGAAACAAGAACTTAAAGCTACTATCCTTGACGTTGCGACTGGAAAGGTAATTGAACGAGAGTTTACTTCCGAAGAAGCTATTGAATACGAAGCACATCAATCAGCGAACTTAGCCAAAGAAGAAGCAAGCGAAGCAGTTCGCAATTCGGCACTTGCAAAGCTAGCTGCACTTGGTCTAACAGAAGAAGAGATCGCGGCACTATAACATGGCCGAGGAAACTACTTCGGTTCGCATTACCCAGGCCGACATCTACAAGAAGCAACTTGAGCACGGAGAGATTCTGGTCAAAGTTCTACAGAAGCTAGATCACTTAGACGATGTTCCAGACCGTCTTCGAGAAGTCGAACTTACACTTGCCAGATTATTCTGGATTGAACGTGTCGCTTACACAGGACTAGGTGCAGCAGTTCTTACAATGATTGGTTTAGTAACTACAACGATTGGAGCCTACTAATGAGCGTTCAAGATAACTTCACCGTAGACGCTGGTGCTACCTTTACAAGATTGGTCGAGTATAAACTCGATGGAGAAGTCGTTGATCTAGAAGGTTACTTAGCCAGGGGACAGATCCGTAAATCTACGTTCGCTCCTTTGGTCTTTGAGTTTATTCCAACAATTGATGAAGAAACTTTTGAGATTACAATGAGCTGGACTCCAGAGCAAACAGTATTACTTCGAGATTCTAACTACGTCTATGCCGTAGAAGTTTACAATGACTCGACCGGAGACGTTGCCGTGGTAAGACATGGAGTAGTAACCGTAAACCAAAGGATCGTAAGATAATGGCAACTTGGATCAGACCAGTCGAAGGCAACATCACGGACAGCTTCGACGGACATCGAGGACGCACTAACCCGCCATCCCGTAACCCTGGCACAGACTACGGAGTTCCGTTTGGGACAGTTGTCAAAGCTCCTGCCGATGGAACTGTGACCGGAGTCGTTCCAACATTCCGAGGTTCTGGAGGTCGCATGATCTTTATGAGCTTCCCTGGAGGCTTCAACGCGGACTTCTTACACTTACATACCATCGAAGTAATTGAAGGTCAGCAAGTCAAACAAGGTCAAAGAATCGGTCTATCCGGTGCTTCGGGTCTAGGCTCCGAACGAGGCTACGGCGCTCACTTGCACTTCTCGTTCCGTAAAGGTGGATCTCCAACCATGGGAATTGGCAACTTAGACTTCGAGAAGTTTATTCAAGAATCAAGTGTTGCACCTGCCAAACCTGCTGCACCTGCCAAACCTAAAGCTACTGCAAAGCCTAAGAAGGCGAAGAAGACTTACACAGTAGTCAAGGGTGACAACCTAACCAAGATAGCCAAGGCGCATGGGTCTACGGTTGCAGAGCTTGTCAAACTAAACGACATCAAAGACAAGAACAAAATCTCTATCGGTCAAGTATTGAAGGTTAAGTAATTATGTGGCTAGACATCATCCGCAGAACCATCGCGGTAATCATTCTAAAAGTGACAGGTATCTTCGTCGGTGGAGCTGCCATCGGACTACAAGTTAGCCAGGCTATCGCTATGGCTGCATTTGCTGGAATCATCGACGTCGCGCAGGAGCTATCCCGGTCTTACCTAGCAGACGGCAAGATTGACGCTAACGAGATTAACAAGTCCTTCGGCAAAATAGCAGACGCGAAACTCCCTAAACCTAAGAAGTAAATGTCGCAATCATCTATTAGGATGACGGCATGGAGATTACACAGAAAATCGAGGCTTTAGGCTTCGCAAAGTATCTAGGCACTTTTGAGCCTGGCAGTCTGGAATGGCACGAAGCCCGCAGGGGAATCGGAGGTTCAGACATCGCGTCCGTAATGGATAAGAACCCATGGAAGTCCGCTTACACCTTATGGACTGAAAAGTCCGGTAAGAACTGGCAACACCTTCCAGCAACTATGGCTATGCAGATGGGCACAGCGTTTGAACCCGTCATTAGACAGCTATTCGTAGATAACAATAAAGAATGGCTAACCGTTCATGAGACCGGAACTTGGGCAAGTATCGAAGACCCTAAGTCCGTAGCTAACGTGGATGGCATAATCGAATGGGCAGACGGTTCCCTTGGAGTCCTAGAGATTAAGTTCTCCCGGATGTATTGGGATCATCTCCCAGAACACTATAACCTTCAAGTTCAACATTACCTATCCGTCCTTGGTCTAAAGCGGGCTGTGGTCGTAGCGGTCGCAGGAGGCGATTGGAAGGAGTTTGAGGTCGTTCGGGATGATTCCCTTGTCAAGGAGATGAAAACCCGCCTACAGGCGTTCTACGGCTTCCTAGACACGGATACGGCTCCAGACTACGATGGCTCTGAATCTACCTATGAGACGGTTAGGCAGCTATCCGATGGTCTCCAGGAGGGAGAGATTGAGCTTGGATCACTATGGTCTAACTTGCTCCAGGCTAAGTCCGAGTCCGAGTATTGGGAGACACAATTCAGGGCACACAAGTCCGCGGTTCTTGCCTTCATGGATGGAACTAAGTATGGTCTATTCCAAGGCGAGAAGGTAATCAACTTACAAGCCCGTAATGGCAAGCCGTTCATTACGTTTACTAAATAACAGGAGGCAACAATGGGATTCGATCTAAGCAACTACGAACCAGTTTCAGAACGTATTCAGAAGTTCTGGAAGACCTATCCCAATGGTCGTATCATTACCGAAATCAAACTGATCAACGAAACCGAAGTTGTAGTTCAGGCTTCCGTCTTTACCGACCGGGAAGACCCTAGACCAGCTTCGGTCGATTGGGCACATGAGACTAGAGGTTCTAGCAACATCAACCGTTCGTCATTCTTAGAGAACTGCAGCACTTCGGCTATCGGTCGAGGACTTGCAACTCTAGGTCTATCCGCGTCTAAGAATCGTCCTAGCCGTGAAGAGATGATTAAGGCAACCAGGGACTCCCGTAACTTCATCGAGGAGGCTTCGGAGGCTGCAGCTAACAAAGACATCGAGAGTCTTCGAGTGATCTACGCAACAGCGGTAAAGTCACAGGTTGATAACGATGTTCTGGAAGCAATCAAAGCTCTCGCCGATTCACTAAAGTCCAAGTAATGTCGAAGGGCTGGTAGCCACAGAAAACTACCAGCCCGTAACCAAAGTATAGCCTAGGAGGGCACAGAATGAGCCTAGAAGCCGTTGCAGCCGTCCTGCACCACTCAACAAGCACCGCGACCGCTAGAAGCGTCCTGACGGCTCTGGCATGGCATATCGGTAACGACCCGGAAGAGGGTTGCTATCCATCACAAACTCGCCTGGCTAAATTAGCCGGGTGTTCCGTTAGACAAGTTCAACGCAATCTCCAGAAGCTAGTCGAGGCAGGGGAAATTGAAATGTCGCAACATAACGGAGAAGGTTATCGGTTCGACAGAATTACCAACCGATACTGGATC